CCAAACCATAGATCTTGTAGATGAAACGGGTGATGAACAAAGTACCACCTTGATCATACGAAACGGGTGTACCGTCAGGCATCTCAGGGGCTGTGTTCATGCCGAACAACATCACTTCTTCGTGATAGTTACGGGGAATGCCGGTGATCTGGGTAACGAAACCCTTCCACTCGTCATCGCGTTGTTGGTATACACCATCAAAGACTTCATTGAGGATAGGTTCGACTACCGCTCTAAAGTCCGTACTGCGCATTGGGGTTGCCATGTGCTACTTCCTTTCTTTAGTTTATTCGACGTTAGCGGCAACGAACGCGTCGTTAGCGAGCTTGACAGTTACAATCGTTGCTGTATCACCCCAAGCATTGTCAATTTCGCGGCCGAGACCGGTAACTTGCATTTGTGCTTGTGTGCCTACGGCAACATCGGTTGGATCCAAACCAGCGGTTGAGGTGCCCAAGCCACCGTTGCCGATGATTTGACCAGATGTCACTGCTGTGAAGTTGAATTCCTGACCCACTTTTGTGTTAGCAATCGCGCCGTTGGCTTGGATTTCATACACGATTTCAGGGTCTTGGAAGATCCACATAACGACGTCAGTGGCGGTGCCCAAAGCGGGACCAAACCATTTGCTGACGGTACGACGGCCAGAGGCGTCGGTGTACTCAACGCCACCGAACACGCCTGCTAAACGCATGCCTGCTGTGGGGGTGTTGCTTGCTACTACGAGAGTAGAAGTGCCTGCAGTCGTTGCTTCATCAAAAGAGACAGGGGTACCGCTGTAGAACACGGCGCTGGTGCTGTATGCGCCAGTGTAGTTCAACGAACGGATAATGCCGCTAGGATGATATACGGGCTTCAGGCCAAAGGGAGTGTAAGTTGCACTCATTTATTGGTTCCTTAAAGTTGTTTTAGTTAAACCGCAAATGGTTTGCGGCTCTATACGCATCTTTTTCCATCTCCAAGAGGCCACCTTCCAGAATAGAGCGTCCACCTTTACCACCTTCAGCCTGTGAACGTACAGTCGCGGTAATGTTGCGCTGGTGTTCCAAAGGATCGTCGTGGTGAAGCATTTTTGCTACTTCCTGATAAATGTCGTCCGGGATCTTGAATAAGATCATCTCATTACAAGATATACAACCTTCAAACTTGCCCGAGTTCATCTTGCCTAAGTGTTCAAAGCCTTTTCCTAATTCAGCGGCTTTCACTGGCTCATAACCCAACGCGATGCGTTTGTCGATTGAATCATACTGGTTGGTTGTTGACAACCAGCAGAGGTGCATACCGGGTAGTAAACCCGCCGGTACGTCCGGCAGTGCGTTGTTGGCCCATTTGTCCCGAAAAGCCTCCAGCCTTTCTCGACGCACTGCTTCTTCGGGCGAAGAGGCCTCGCTCCTCGCCTTAATTTCTTCCACGCGTCCTTGCAGACGCTCGTCTAAATCTCGTGTAATTCGATTGTTAGCCATCATTTACCCCTTATTTCGTTACTCGGTTCTTACGGTCAAAATCTGCGTAGCTTCGGATCGCTTTAGCACGCTTGCCGGGGTCATCCCACATTCCTGCGTCTTTAAGCGCCTGCACGCGGTCTCTACTCAAAGTGAATGTATTTTTAGCCACTGCGCTACCACTCACGTCTGTTCGACCACTTGATGTGCCGCTACGGCGGTTACGGTCCCCGCCTGTCGTTTTGCTCGTGTACCGATGAGGTAAACGTTCTTTCAATCGATTGTCCAACTCGTCCCAGTACTCTGGGTCGGCTGGATCCCAACCTTCGCTTGCCAGCGCATTGTCAATCACCTTGGCAATACGGCTGTCTGTGTCTTTACCACTTGGATCGTACCAGCGGTTTGAATTCAACCACTCAGTTGCATTTTGCTGAACTGTTTCAGTAGCAACGTTAGGTACGTTGTTACGTGGTTGTTTAGCCTCTTCCAACTGACGCTGTTTGAGCAACTGCACTTGAGCCAGTTTATTCTTGGCCTCGTGGAATTGCTCCATGTATTCCATCTGCTCAACCACATTACCAGCCTGCGCGGCCTGTGTGGCTTTCATCTTGGCGTACTCTACGCGAGTTGCTTCGTCTTCCATCAAGCGGTCGATCTGGGCAAACTGGAATCCAACCGCGGCGTTTTCAACTTGGGCCAGTCGGCGCTCAAGTGTTTCGTTGCGGCGTTCTAGTGCACTGATCTTATGCTTGGCACTCGCTTCACGCTGTTTAGTAAGGTCTTTCTTCAGCCTGCGCTCTTCTCGACGCGCGGCACGAATGGCCTCTCTGTCTTCTTCACTGTCCCCGTCAACCTCGCCGCCTTCGGCAAAGCTTTCTGGTTCATTGTCGCCGTCGCTGTTTTCATTTTCAGCGCCGGTTTCGTCATCTGTGCCCTCAAAAGGGTCTTTGTGGTCTTCCATGGCCGCCAAAGCACTGCCATCGTCACGCTCTTTGACCGCGATGTCTTCGCCGGCCTGCATTTCTGCTTTATGTACTGATTTCATAACGAAATCCCTTATTCAACAAATGCGGGGAACATAGTCCTCGCGATTTCAAAACTATCAATTGCACAAATGACCTCGCGGTCCTGCAAAATGATAAACACAACTTCGCCGTCACCGTGCGGTACCGCCCATCGGTCGCCACCGTACTTGATCACACGAACTAGATCCCCAACCTCTGCCCAAGCGCCTTCCGGCCATGGTTGCAGTGTGTTAAGGTCTCTATAAGCCAAGGGGCCAACCCCCACCACCTTTGCAATCACCTCATTCCATTTTTCTGTGGCTTTTGTATCATTAACTAAAATGATGCCGCCTTTTGAAACGTCCTTGGCTTTTCGCAATTGAACGATGATTCGGTTGCCTTTCAGCTTTACTCCCGGATCAACAACCGGGAAACAGTCGGATTCACTCCGGCCATCGACCTGATACTTGCTCTCTGTCATTGTCAGATTCCTCGTCCTCTTTCAGGACACTGTTGATAATTTCCAACGCCTCTTTCAGACCTTGGCCTCTTCCTACCAGTTGGTTGTATTTATCCCAACTATCGACCCCGTCTAAAACGCCGTTTTGTAAAAACTCCACGGCCTCTTTGATCTTGAAGATCGATTCATATAACGGGTCTTTCATCAAAAACCCTCCTTATAACTAAGTACACATAAAAATGTGTACTTCCGCCCTACCTTATTTTTTAAGGCCTTTACTATTGACGGGCGGCACTTGGTAAAGTGGTGCCTTGGGTGCGAACTTAGAACCAGAGGGGCCTGTCTCTACTGGAGAGCCGGGACCGCCTGCGTAGCCGGGCTTGCCGGTGATCTTGTAGTTCTTGCGAAAGCCCATGTCTTGATTGCCTGTTGCCATTATTGTGCTCCTGTTGGGGGTTGCTGTGGTTGTTGTGCCTGCATAGTGGCCTCGTGTGCCTGCTGTGCTTGCTGTTGCTGTTGTTGCATCAACTGTTGTTGTGCCTGCATTGACGCTTGGTGCGCCCGGTCTTGTTCAGCACGGGACTCATCCAATCCATGCTTACGCAGGTCTGCGTACGCCTGACTCTCAGCCTCCAAGGCAGTTTGGTTCTGCTGGTGTTGCTGTTGTTGCTGTTGTGCGTCCAAGGCCTGTTTTGCGCTGATCTCAGCCACACGCTCTTTGGACGCGTTGTTGATGTCTGCAATGGCCACGCGCGCGGCGTTGTCTTGCACGGCAAGTTGTTGTTCCAGTCCAAGTTTGGCCTGAACCTCTGCCAACTTGGCCTGCATGTCGCGCACCTTGTCTGCCATTTCGGCCTGCATTTTCTCGCGTTCCAGTTGGAACTTTGCCTGCGCCTCTTCTGTTTTGCGCTTGGTCTCTGCCATCTGTGTTTGCACCAAGGCCTGAGATGTTGGGTCCGCCATTGCGGCCTGTTGCATCTGTGACTGCTTGGCCTGTTGCATCTGCTGGACCAACTGCTGGATAATTGGTGTGATAGGCGCAAACGTTTTCTGTGCGTCCTCGTTCACCAACTGGGCCGCCATGGCCAGAGCCTCTTGCGCGGCTTGGTCCAGTTTGCGCTCTTCGTTCAGCTTGAATGCGTCCTCGCCACCCGCGGCGTGCGACACGTAGTTGCGCATAGACTGCAGGTAATGCAGTGTCAGGTGTTGCTTGATGTGTTCCAACATCAAAGGCGTTACTGTTGGGCCAATCAGTGCGTTGCCACCGTAGGCAGGGTCCATCATGTACGCCAAGTGAACCTTGATGTGGTCAATGTGGCTTTGGTCAGGGAATGCGGCCGCTGGATGGCCCATGGTCATCTGTACGTTCTCAAGCGCGGGGTTGCTTTCAACCGAGCCCTGTGGGTTAGGCATCACCTTATCAATGTCTGGCACCTTCATCAGCTTCATGACTCGCATGTGCGCTTCACGAATGTCATACAGTTGTGGTGCCTTCTCAGCCAACTGCAACACCATTTGAGCCTGAGTCAAACGCTGTGTTTCGCTGAAGATGTTTGGGTCAGAGATCGGGCTGACGTCTGAGTTGTCGCTGAAGTCTTCTACCTCAATCTCGGCGCCGGACTGGTTGTCCATGTCTTCCAGATACCAGTGGTTCAGGCGAGACAGGATCTGCAGGCTCTTGGCCTGACTGCGGTGCAGACGAGCGTGGATGCTTGAAAATACTTTAGAGCCCTGCTCGATGAGCGCCTGTGTTGTGCCAACTGGGGCGTTGCTGTTCACGTCAGCAATCCGGCCCTCGCTTGTCTTCACAACACCTTTAGCCGCGTCAGTGAGCCAACCGAGCAGTTGGTACAGCACCGAGGACGGTGGGTTGAACGGCAGTGGCATGGCCAGCTTGCGAACGTCGTCCACGCCGGGGGATCCCTCGATCTCCATGACCTGTGTTGGCTCGATGCGGTCCGACTGGCCGCCAATGCGTCCGCCCTTGAGTTTGAGCATGGTCTGGCTGTTGTTCACGTGCGCCGCGTCCATCAGGGCGCGCAAGGAACCAGTCAAGGCCGCAGACAGGCCGCCGATGAGGTGTGGCATGCCAATGGCGTAGGCGCCCCGCCAAGGGATAAACTTGTACTCAACCATCCAGTCAAGCTTGCGCATGCGCTCGTCGCCCGACTGCCAGTTACGGTACAGCGCGACCACCTTGCCGCTTGTCTCGTCAATGGTCATGATGTACGGCGCGCGCTTGCCGTCTGTCAATTCGTCGTCTTCCAAACGCAAGAACGTTGTGATCTCAAACACACGGCGCAAACCGTCCACGTTCTTAGATGGCTCTGTGATGCCTTCTACGCGGTCGTTCGCTTTCTTGGACTGTGTTTGCTCGTCCACGTTGATGTCGGTTGTGTACAACTCAATGTCGAGGTACTCGCCCGCGTCAATGCGTTGCTTGAACATGTCTTCTGTAATGTCTTGCTGTTCTGTGATACGGGCAGAAGAGTAAAAGTTTGTCGAAGCAAACGGCAATAAAATGTTGTCAATTGGAACCCACTCAGGCACGGGACGGTTCAGGTCCTTATCAAAGCGCCATTTGAGGTACTGGGA